CCGTGTTGCGCAGACCGTCGAGAGCACCACCAAAGGTGTCGCGAGCAGCAGCCGCCGCGCCGCTGTACGACTCCTCCAGCGAGTTTAGGATGATCCCCTGAGCGCTGGCAATGTCGCCCGTGGACTCAAATGACTGGGCGAGCTTCTTCTGGTCTTCGGTAAACCGAAAACCTTGCTTGCTGAGCGAGCTCAAGCCTTGGGACGGAACGTCGAGCGCTCGCCCGATCGTCTCGGCGGCTTGCTGTACGGTCATCCCAGTTCGTGCCGCCATGTCGGCAGACGCCTGCAGTGCCCGGGTAAACTGGTTGCCGACCACGCCGGTAAACGCCAACAGCGCCGTCTGGGCTTGGTTGATGTCTCCACCGGAGAAGGTGGTGGCCTTTTCCATCGCATCGGCCATGTTGTTCAGCTGATCACGACTGAATCCTGCGGCCTCGCCGGTCGATCGCAGAACAGCAGCCAACTGGGCCTGCTCCTTTTCCGCCGCCTGAGTCTCCGCGATGAATGCAGTGAAGATCGCACCAACCGAGAGTCCAGCCAGGGCGCCTGCTGCAACCTCTCCAAGCGCCTCCCAGGCCAAAGCAGCAACGTCAGCCGACTCCGCAATAGCCTTGCCCGATTTGCGAGCGGCGGCCTCAGCCTTGTCCATTGGTCCAGTGAATCCGCCAATCCTGGCGATCAGGTCGAGCGTGAGCGTTCCGAGAGTTGAAGCCATGGGCTACCCCAGTGTTTCGTGGTTGATGAATGGCTTCAGGCCCAGCTCGCCATAGCTTCCTCCAAGGTCAGTTCAGGCTCCGACTCATGCGGCATGAAGTCGTAGACCTTGTACTTGACCTTATCGGTGTGGGTATTGGCGTAGAGGGTGGCCAGCAGCGCGCAACCTCGCTCGATGCGCATACCCCAGTTGAGCGAGCCGCGCTTGCGCCGGTATTCAACCCAGCGGCGAAACTCGGGAAGGCTCAAGCGCTCTTGGGCTTCCGCGATCGTGCAGGAGAGCGTGATGGCGATTTCGTGCCAGACTTCGTCGAAGTCGGTGAGTTCAGGGTCTTTCCCAGGTTGTTCACCTCACCGATTGCGGTGAGCAGAGCAGTGGTGAGATTGCGGTCCAGGGCCCCCCGATCCGGGTCAGCATCACCAGTGATGTCGGCCACCGTGAATACAGGCTCGCCAGCCTCGTTGCAGATGCTCGCCGCGATCCGTCCTGCGATACCGTCTTGCAGGCCCGCAGATGCGATGAGGTCGCTCACAGCCGCTCGGTAGCCCAGTGGGCGAACGAATACTTCACCCTTGAGCTTTTTGCCGCCCTGCTCCCACTCGATGCTTTTCTTGACCGGGGCGCCTGTGAAGGCGCCCATATCTTTGAGGCTTTGAATATTGAGGGTCATGGTCTGCCCTTATGCAGTCTTGCGAATCCAGGCGGACCCGCCCGAACGCTGGATGGTCGCGGCGGTGGTCACCACGGTGTTGGCTGCGAAGTCGAACGGGAAGTCCGAGACATACCCGTCGAATAGGAACCAGGTGCGGGTCGGTGGCAGAATAAAGTCATCACCTTCGCCAAGCACCGCGGAGGCTGCCGCCCCGGTACCGCCACCACCAGTCAGTGCGATGGTTGGGGTAGACGTATAACCGGCGCCCGCATTGGTGATGTTGAAGCCGGTCACCGCGCCATCGGAAACGATGGCCGTGGCCGTAGCGCCGGTACCGCCGCCGCCAGTGATCGCAACAGTCGGCGCGGTGGTGTAACCGGTGCCGCCAGCACCCAGGCTGATTGCCGCCAACGCGCCCGAGGTGCCAACGGTAGGCAAAATGCCTTTGCCATCAGACCAGCCGACGACCCAGCGGATACTCTCGATGGAGTCGTCTTCGGAGAGCTGATGCAGGCGAACGTGAGATGCGTTGCGCGGGTCAGCGTTCAGGCTCAGCGTGGCCTGGCCAGGGGTCCGAAGCCCGCGCATGTAGCTGCGCACTGTCTCACTGAGGCAGGTGGTTTCGATCTGGTCGGCAGGGTTACCGCCAGGGCTGAAAGCGGTAGCGCACTCAATCTCCATCACTTCGAAGATCGACGGGTTACCAGCGGTAGGCACCAGGGCAAAGACCTGGGTCCCTTGGGACAGAATCGACATGGCATTCTCCAACTGTCGGGCAAAAGAAAACCCGCACTTGGCGGGCTTGGTCTGGGTGGCTGAATTCAGCGCTGGACGATCCAGTCGGCATCGAAGCCGGCGCGGTAGTTTTTGGTGGTAGGGTCTCGGCCTTCGATGCCCCACCTGGTGATGTAGGCGCTCAGCTCAATGGCATCGCGCAAAGCGTCACGCACACGACGGGCAACAGTGCCGGTTGTGGCGTACACGTCGACCTGCAGGGTGAACCCATCAACGTCCGGGCGGCCTGCGAGGTAGTTCTCGGGGCTTCCCGACACCACCTGCCAGACCGCATAGGGCTTTGTGACCTCTGCCGGAGCCTCGCCGAAGGAATACAGGCGGGTTGAGACGCCGGTGCCAAGCAGGGCGCCAACACCCGCGTCCTTGGAGCAGATTTCAAAGATGGGAGCAGTCATCAGGCTGTTTCCCCCTTCTTGGCTGCACGCTTGATCGCTCGATCGATTGCCTTCTCGTATTCACTGATGAAGGTGCCAGTAATCTCGCTGATATTGTCGGCAAGGGCTGGTCGCATGAATGGGGCGGCGGCCATCTTTTCTGTGCCGAACTCCAACAGCCGCCAGTGCGGGGTTGGCGCGTTCGGGCTCAGGTCCCCGCCATCAGCAAGCACGGCGCCGTGAAGCACACCCACCCTGAAGCCGAGGTTACCGCTGCGCTTGAATAGCCGACCATTCCAGCGGACCGCGATATTGTCTGAGATAGCTCGGCCGGTTTCCGTGTTGTCCAGCCGCTCAGCGCCGTGCCGGGCTTTCTCAGCCATGACGTTGGCAGCGCGGCGCAGGGCAGACCTACCGCCTTTGCGCTTCGTTTCGTACTTCACGCTTTCGAGCTTGCCGAGCAGGCTGTCCAGGCCCAGCAGACTGAACTCCACCGTTTCAGCCATCCTTCACCCCCTTCGAGACGAGCAGTGTGAGGTATTCGAGGCCGGAGTTAGGATCTTCGAGCGGAGGGCCTTCGATGCTGTAGATCTGTCCGCGATGGATAATTCGCATGGTGGACAGAACATCAGGCCGGTACCGAATCACAACCCTGGCCGTGGCTTTCGACTGAGCTGCCTGGGCAGCGATGAGGTCTTTCGCGGAAAGAGGCTCAACCGAGGCCCAGGTATTGGCGAACGCCTGCCAATCCGGCTCACCAAACTCACCGGTGCCTGGATCGCGGACCGCGCTGAAGTGCTGTATCTCGATCGGGTGTCGGAGAGTGCCGGCCTTCATGGAGCCACCTCGTTTGGAGGCCCCCTCCAATCACGGGAGGACCAAAGCAATGAGTCGACGGCCATCGGCAGCTCTGTTGCGATGGTTCCTGTGACGATCGCCTCGCGGTTCGCATAGGAGTGGCCGATCAGCAGAAGAAGCGCGGCCTTAAAGCTGGCAGGGAAATCGGCCGCAGCGAGCAGCTTTGGGTTATCGCAGTACCACAGCGCCCAGGCCAGAGCAGACTCCGCGTAAAGCTCAATCAAAGCGTCTTCAGCTGAATGATCGACACGCAGGTGCTGCTTGATCGTTTCGATCGGAAGAAGCTCAAGCGCTGTGACGGTCATTTTTTCTTGCCCGCCTTAGGCTCTGGCTCTGGCTCTGGCTCTGGCTCTGGCTCTGGCTCTGGCTCTGGCTCTGGCTCTGGCTCTGGCTCTGGCTCTGGCTCTGGCTCTGG